CAGGAAACCATCACGGCAATCAGGTTCATTCTTTAAGTATTTTTCGATAAGACTATGAACAGCGGTACCGCGTGTAGCAGCTTTCTGGCCAATACGATTGGCTTCTTCCTCACCAACCCGTGCCTTCCATTTAGCTAGTGATTCTTCACCTAAGATGCTAAGAATAGTAGTAACGCTAGGATAAGCATTGCCATCCAAGGTAAGATACCGCCTACCATCAGGACTGTCTTTTCTGTCAAGGCTTTCATAACCAATATCAATCTTTTCATGGATAAACTCCATCATATAGTTCCTTTTTCAATTGTAGGTATATTATATCACGTTTTAGCTGAAATGTAAACAACTATTTTACCAGCTTCTTTCTGATTCATAAAATTCACTTACGTCAAAATCCACATCTGAACCTACACCTATCACGCATGCCTCGTTGTCTGTATGTACCTCAACCAGCATCCAGTATGTATTTTCTTGATTGTAGTAGAATACTAGCGGTAACGAATACATTTCATTCTCGATCCTAGCGTTACCTACCATAGTAAATAAGGGTTGCATTTCTTCGTCTTTTCCGCGTTGAATAACTTCCTCATAAGTAGCGCATTGCACGGGTTTTTCCACCCATTTTGGTTCACCATATGATTTGTTTGGCAAGAGTAAAGACAGTAAAATAACAGCGATTCCAACTATGAAAGCTGTCAGTAATCCTTTATCGAACTTTTTCATTATTTTAGCCCCATCATTTCTTTGGTCATTATGTAGTCTCTAACGATACCAGACCGTACAATATCGTCCCAACCGAAACGTACAATTGAAAAGTTATTCATTCGTTCAATAATATTCAAGAATTTAAGAAGACCGTCCTTCTCTCCGTCTGCCTTAAAATCAGACTGAAGGTAGTCACCACAAAAAATTATTCTTGAATTTTCGCCGACTCTTGTCATAATTGAATCCAACTCATGAAAGTTTAGATTCTGCATCTCATCGACGATAATAATGGACCGATCATAGGTCTTACCACGAACGAATGATGTAGTTTCAAATTGTACCTGATGACTATTTATAAGCTTGTTATAAGTCTCAGTACGGTGGAACAATTCGTCACATATCGAAGCGTATGGTGCTTCAAACGCTGCTGTTTTCTCCTCTAGTTTTCCTGGTAAGAACCCAACCTCACGAACAGCGACTACTGATCTTACAACAATAATTTTATCATATGAAGATGATTTTTGTAGCATCTCATCAAGAGCAAGATACAAAGCAACGAATGTTTTACCCGTACCTGCAGAACCCATCAGCACGAGGTTTTCGCCCTCGTCCCATAGTTCAAAAGTTTTTTCTTGATTTTTAGTGATTGGATCAAATTGGTATAGATCCTGAGACTTCACCTTCATACTATTATTTTTTTGCATCAATAATTATCAATCGTGTTTCCTGGATATTTCTTCTTAATCGCTTTTAAGTGGCTACGAAAGTCTGTATCAGTACGGCTCATAGTACTACCATGAATAGTAATGAACTGATTAGGTTTTATCACTCTTATAACGTCGGCCATTTCATCGAGAACTTTTTGCAGTTCATCGTATGACATGTTGACATCCCACTCTTCTTGAGTTTTAGTGTCTTTGAGGGTGTAGACGGGCATTAATTTCTTCCTCAAGTTCTATGCAACGCTTGCCAAGCACACTGATTGCGGTGTTAATATGGCCAGTGTCTGTCGGCTGGAGCTGAGCTTCTAATTTTCTAATTTCATCTTGTAAGATCTTGTAACGATCAAGTGCTGTGTACATTATTAAACCACCATGGAGTTGGTCGCTTTGTCCATACCATCTTAAAGCGATCTTGTTTTGTCATATAGAATCTCCTGTAAGACGCAACGGGATCTTCAGGATTCATACATTCAGGATTAGCAGTCATTGCTAACTTGAACGGCGTCATTTCCACCATTGGTATGTTGTGAGGCATGGCCCATAACGGTGAACGTAATTTAGATGTGGCATGAATCTTTCCATACCTATATGTATATTCTTCACAAAGGGCATCAAGGTGGCGCCAATGCCACATATAGTTCTGGGCTGACTCCATTGTCCATACGGTACAAGGATGTTTGTAATGCACGGCTTTGTAGAGTAGCTGATCCATTTCTGGATCGTCGAAAAGACGGTAGTGTTTGACCATACGTTTACCCGATTTTGATGGTGCAATCTGAACGGTACCGTCTAACATGCGATGAGCCGTTGATAGCATTTGCGCTGATTCAACGATCATTTTGACCACATGCTTGTCGCACTGCATCTGAGCTGCGGCGACTGGGTCTTGGTGTAAGACAAAAATATTCATAATAGAAAACCCTCTGCTTTATGATATGTATAATTATACCACAAAACAGAGGGAATGTAAACAATTAAATGTGTGCTAGCCTTTCCTCTAAAAACGTTTTCTTTTCAAGAAGTTTTGTAACTCGATCAAGGTGACCTCGTTTAGTAAGTTTACGAATATAAGCTTCTAAAAGCATGATGTCATTCTTGAGTCTTTCGAGTTGAATTGCTGGCATTTATTGTCTCCGGGTTAGGGATTTAGTCTTGCAACAATCCAGGAAATGCCTCCTCTATCATTGGCCGACTAAGTCCATGTGGCTTTTTCTTGTTTATCATATTAATGACGACTTTTGCGTCCTCAGGGTGAATACCCTCTATCAAACCGATGAACATACTTTCGCGTTTTACAGGCGTCAAGCGATTAGACTCGCGAAGGCCTTTCACGAAGTATACAAAATTCTTATGTTCGTTGAGTAAGTTTGCGGGAACTGATTGTTCCAAAGCTGGAGTATACGGTGGTTCACCACCTGGCAGATTCCATTCGATAGTACTATCGAAGGTACCACGTAAGATGTCTTTTAGTGCCCAAGAATCATTCTCTTTTAAGAGCGATATTTTCTTATCTTTCGTTCTAGCACTTTTAATCTTTTCAAGTACTTCATATACATTCAACTTCATGATATTATTTATCCTTTAATATGTCTGGAATGAATCTTACAACCAATAAATTCATTATAATAATCTTCTCTCAAAAGAACATCCAGTTCAAATTGTAACTTAGCTTCATAATAACTCATTTCACCCTTAGTCTTGCAAAGTCTTAAAATTTCTCTTTTGTAGTTATCTTGTCCCTTAGACTCAACTAATTCTTGTACCTGTTTATTGGATCCAAAATACTCGTGCCAGTCAGAGGGTACCCTCGTTCTAACCCGTCTATTTCTTTTAGAATTTTTTGGTAATGTCTTAGGCCGCCAAAAGTTCTTCTTACCGATATATTTTTTATCCGTATCCAGTTCTGTGATGACGTAGACGAATCCTTGGTATTCTTCGGGAGTATCGATAAATTGTTCATCATTATATAACCACATACAGATATATATTAGTCATCTTCGTCCCAGTCTGCGTCTATTACAAACTCCTTCTTTGTAACCATAACATCTTCTTCTCCGCAAAGTGGGCAGAACGCTGGAATATCTGAACCGGTTGAGACAATCATTTCATCGTCACACCCGAAGCATTCAACCAAGTACTCGTTCATTGCCCGATCCTTTCCAAGATCTCTAGTTTTCTTTCGTCTGTAGCCCTAAGCCACTCTGTGATCTCTTCTTTCGAACGCTCACAGCCGATACAAAAACCATCAACCACGGTACAAACCTGAATGCAGGGTGACGGTACCTCAGAAGTCAATTTCACAAGCTCCGCCAACACAAGCAGCTGATGCAATAGTATCTACATCAGTATACTTTTTAGCAGTTAATCCATCCTTCCAATCAATAGGTTTCAAATTAGTTTGAATCTTATTCCATTTATGTAAGAGATAAGCATCCTTCAAACAGTGTTCAGCAGCCTTGGCATCACCTTTTAGATAGTTATCTGCAAAGTTGCTGAAACGGCGATTCCAGTCAGCCCGTGCTGAGTTTTCTGAAGATTCAAGTGAGATGTCGATACCATAGCCTTGGGCAGTTGAACAAGCATCCCACAGGTTATTGTACACCTTCAAGGCATCAACAACAAGACCTGACGCAAAGATAGCAGCATCGCCATATTTCTTTGCCATAGTTTTTGAGTCAATTACTGCGGTGTTTGGCGCTTGATTGTAGTCCTTGTCACCAAACATTGAAAGAAACGAGATACCAGCAAAGGCATCACGGTTCTTAAATACATATGACTCAACCTTATCCCAATCGTCAACAATGATAGTGTTAGAAACATTATGGCGAATCCCCTTATCTGCGCAAAGTTCTTCATTCGTACCAGCTACAACCCAGTGTTTCTGAGCTAATTTAACTTTTTCTAAATGATCTACACCAAGCAAATCATCTTTCATCATTGAACCTTTGTGTGGAATAATTGGAAACGACACCACAACATCGGTACCTGATGCAGACCATACAGACTCTTCTGCCATGTATGGATTTGATTTAATGATCGCCTGAGTTACCTCAGACTCTTTATTCATTTGGACATTTCTGATGTACATTGGCGAGTGTTCAGCGTGGATGCCCGACGCCGTTCTGAGTAGTACTGAAGCGTTACCGCTAGGCTTAACACAAGTAGTCCGAGCGG